GTGCCTTTTAATCGAAACGAAATTCGTTTACAGAATATTGCTAACAGCCATTTTTCTGTAGTAAAAGTTTGTTCCATTCGAAGCCATACCATCAGAAGGAGTTGATCCTACAAATGGGTTAGATACCATTCCGTATCTAGTTTTGAATCCGATTTTTGGTTGGAATGTATTCTCACCAACTGCTCTCACCATTTGAAGTGGAACATATGGGCAATAGAACATACCAGCGTCATAAGGGTTAGACCCTCTGTAACCAACAGTCATGTAATCAACACCAGCATATGGGTCGATGTATACTTTGACTCTTCCGTTAAGAACACCAGCAAATGTATTGCCTGTGTCATCAACATTGATGTTAGTATTTAACGCAGGTGTGTAATCCAATACACCAGCCATTGATAATGCAGATGCAACATCAGAAGAACAAAGGATAAAGTTACCTTTACCTCTTCTTGTTTCTTTTGCAATTACATTGCTTTCTCTTTCTATTTGGAACAATAGACCTTTGAATTTCTCAACAGACCATCTACCATTGGCATCAACATCTAAGTTGAATGTACCTGCTGAAGCAGTTGAAGCTGCACCAGTTTTGGCTTGTAAGTTGACATTTCTGACAACTTCTCTGTTGATTTCAGCTAGAATCTCACTTGACAAAATATTTGCAAGTTCTGATTCTGCGTCAAGACCGTGGATTGCTTTGAGGTCTTGTGCTAATTCTAAAGTGTACTCTGCTTTAAGTGCTCTTGACTTCGCAGTAACAGTTGCCTTTTCAATAGTGAAAGACATTTCATTGAAATGGTTACCTGAACCACTTCCGTCACCCAATGCTTCTGATGCAGCTGTGGACATTCCACCTACTGTATTATTAGCATATGTATCTGGGCCTGATGCGTCGAATGGGTCACCTACTGGATCAGAGTCAGCAGTTGCATCGATGTCGTCTGAATTCCCTGCTGAGAATTTTGAACGAGCTTCGTTGAATAATGCTTCAGATTGATTCAATCTGTTTGCATCGCTGTCATCTTGATATCTTGCTTTCATAGCAAAGATTAGACCAGTTGGGCCAGTCATTGGTTGAACACCGCAAATGTCGTATGCAACGAGATTTGGCATAGCTCTACGAACTAGACTAATTAGGATTGGATCCCAGTTAGAAATTCCAGAGCCAGTAGAGTTTAAAGGGGCAGCTTCCTCAAGAGTAGCTCTATCTTCATTTAGTGCTTTCTCTTGGTTTTCGAGTATTACTGCAGTGACAGCTTTCTTGTAGTTGTCTTCGATCTTTGGAAGATCGGAGTGTTCTAGAATTGGCTCCCATTTCTCTTGTAAGTTTTCTGATAAAAACATTTTAAGATTTCCTCTATTTTAACCTAATGGTTTTAGTTTACTTAATGCCTCTGAATACCTTGCAATTTCAGGACTTAAAGTCTTCTCTAGTCCTTCGACTTCGAATTCTCCATTTCCTTCTTCTTGCACGGTTTCTTCAGCAATGGACTCACCTTCTATTCCAAAGTAAGCTTCTTTGATTTCAGCAACTTTCTCTTCGAAATCTGCTTGGTCTGTGAAGTCTACCCCGTTGGAGAGTGAAACCATTTTCTCTTTCTGTGATTCAGACAAGTCTTCACATGCCTTAGTCACAACATTTTGTCTTTTGAGATCACCTAACTCTTCATTAATTTCCATATTCTTGGAAACTTCTGCATCAAGTTTGGATTCCATCTCGTCTAGACGATTTGCAAGTTCATCCATGACATCATACTTATCTTCTGGCACTTCAACATAATGTTCTACGAACAATGTTTTCAAACCTTGGATAAAGTTTTCTGTCATTTCTGACCTTAAACCCCTTTCTATTGCAAGTTCGTTTTCTTTCGTCCACTCTTCAGCACAATATGTTAGATACTTATCTACAGAAGAAGTTAATTCTTCCTTGACAGTTTCTACTTGGGTTTTTAATTCTGATTGATAATGCTCTTCAAGTTCTGCTTTTGCTTCTTCAACTTTTGAGTTGATTGCAGCTTTAAAGATAGTTCTTGCTTTCTCGGCATTCTCTTCTGATAAATCTAATGATTCTGAGATTTTTGATAGGTCGTCATCTATTTCTATCTCAACTAATGAAGATTCTACTGCAGCGGATTCTTTGACTGACTCTTCTTGATCGTCATCATCTTCGTCTTCGTCTTCTTCTTCGTCCTCATAACCCATTTCTTTAACGAGTTTTTGAACTGCTTCTAAAGACATTGACTTCAATGTTTCTACAATATTTCGTGCTACTTCTGCTTTAGTCAAGGTTTCATCGACTTCGTCCTCTGATAAAGAAGAATATAATTTTGTTATTTCTTCTTTGGTAAGACCTTTCATACTGTCGACTGCAGCCTTGATAAGTTCCATTTTAGATTCACCTTTCTCTGCGATTGTGTCTTCTTCATTGGAATCTTCATCTTCTTTTAATTTGTCTGCTTTGCTGTCACCCTTTTCTGCGTTTTTGTTTACATCGTCCGATACTGGTTTAGTACCTTTCTCTGCAGCTTTAACACTTGCAACAGCCTTGTCAACAGGATTTTCTTCGGGTTTGACGACTTCAGCTTTTCCTGATTCGATTTTCTCCTCAGAGCTGGAACCTTGCTTGTGAGCAGATTTTTCACCTTTCCCTGCCATATCTGTTGGGGCTTTCTCAGCAACCAACTCCTCAGCAGTTTCTACTTGGTTATCTAAATCTGACATAAATTTCTCCTGTTTAAAGATTACTTTTTTATTTATATGTTAAAGGTTCTTAACAAACCTTTTCCATAGTTTCAATTTGGTTTCTTCAAGGTTATTGAGTCTCGCAGTCTTTAATTCCTTCTGCATTTCATCAATATCCCTTGCTTTTAAGATACCACTCTCGTAGACCCACTCAACACCTTCCATTATACCTTCTACGAAGGCCTCAGGTGCAGACGGGTCTGCTACGATATCACCTGCCGTAGCAAGTTGAAAATCGTCTTTGACATACTGTGCGTCTCCTTTAGATTCTAGTGATCCAAGACCTCTAGAAGAAACACCCAGTTTTGCACCATCATCAATCAAATTCTTTACGATTTGACCGTTTGGTGTACTCAAAATCTTTGCTCGTCCCACGAAATTGTTACCATCTTCTTCTAGTTTGGTAATCATGTGAGACACTTTGTCTAAATTAATTGTCGGCCCTTCGGGATGTCCTAACTCTCCGAATGCACGATCTTGTTCTACGAACTCTTTGTTATACCTTTTTACTTCTTTCTGTATAACTTATTTAGGGTATATCCTACCATTACGGTTTTTAATTTCGGATTGCATAAAGATACCTTCGATAAAGTAATCTTTCTTGCCATCTTCTTTGCCCTCTACTATTACTGGGCTTATGCTGTAGTTGTTAAATTCCGATATTAATTTCATTTACTATTCCCTCTATTGATATACCTTCTTCGGACATGTCTTGTAACATTTTCTTCACTGATTGCATACCAATTTTTAAGGATTCCTCATCCTCGAAGGTCTCTTGTATATCTTGTCCGTTTAAGAATACTGTTATACCTTCTTCACATTCGGTGTATATTATATTTATAGCCTCTTCACCGACCTTTAGCGTTTCTCTTTTGATGACCTCATGACCTTCGGGACACTTAAATGTGGCCTCTACAAGTTCCTGTGATACATCAGAAAAGGTTTTCACTTCTCTGCTGACCCTTCATCGGAAGGATTTTCCATCCAATTCACTGACTTCTCAACTCTTTTCATGTCAACTGTTTCTGCAGCCTTAGTCTTGATACCATCAAACACTGATTGTTTGGCTTGTTCAAGTTTACCTGCTTCTATCTCATCGACTATCTTTCTTGATAAATCTTCACTCATGATTAAAATCCTCCAAATCCATTATCATCTTCTCCACCTTCCTCATCTTCACCCTCTTTAGCTTCTTTACTAATTTGGTCATCGATAAGTTTGATGTCCTCTTCTGTTTGTCTCAGTACATACTTTCTAATGTATTCATTAGAATAATACTTACCTACATAATCAGAAATAGTTCCAAGGGTATCTAATCTCTCCCTTAGAATCTCAGCTTCCTTCAACTCTGTAAAATGGTTGTCGGTTGCAAATTCATACTGGATGAAATCTTTGACCTTGTCAAACTCTTCTCCAGTTACGATCTCCTTAAGAACCATATGAGTTCTTAGAACATCTGTAAAAATTCTTGCAAACTTCTTTTGAAGTCTGTTAGTGAACTTATTAAACTTAAGTTCATCTCTAGATATCTCTGAAGCACGACCCATGTTGAATCCATTGTCAGCTTCTAATCTAGTTGACGGTACATTTAGAGACTGATATAACTTCTTCTTGAAGTATTCTATATCATCTATGTCTGCTAAGTTCTGTCCGCCTGGAAGTGTGGTAATCTCTGTTCCTCTACCACCTTCTCTTCTAGGTAACCAAAAATCTTCTAACATCGACATGTGTTTACGATCATCTTTGATCTCACCTGTCTCTGCATTATACACTAATTTATTTCTATATTTGTGCATAACATCGGCAAGGTACTGTTCTGCCTTTGCCTTTGGAAGGTTACCTACATCAATGTAGAATATCCTTCTTTCGGGAGCTCTTGAAATCCTATAGATAACAAGTGCATCTTCCATCATTGCTAACTGATTTGCAGTCTTCAATGCTTTGTGTAAGTATCCAATTACAACATTTCTACTATAATCTAATAGTCCTGATGTAGTATACGACACCGCTTCAGGTGCAATCTTTACAACATTACCGTCACTGGTACTGGACTTATCGAATCCTTTGTCGTTAAACATGTAGAATTCTTCTACCTTACTAACCCTTTCGATCTTAGTCTTAGGGTCTTTGTCCTTCTCAACATTCCTAACCTTCTTAATTTTAAGAGGGTCAATGTTTCTTAGGTCTACTATACCTAACTTTGGTCGTTTGCTATCAACAACCTTATGGAAGTAAATTCTTCCATCAACATACCATTTTCTGAATAATTCATGAGAGTTCTGATTGAACTTCATTATTGATAAGATGTGACCAAACTCGTCTTGCATCTTGTTTTTGATGCTGTCCGAGAGTTTGACATCTCGGAGATCGAGTGCTACAATCCTATCTGTAATATCAGAAGTGATACACTCATTAACTATGTCTTCTATTGCAGAATCACACTCAGGTACTAACGATGTTTCACGGTATCTTCTAATGAGTTCACCCTCATTCTTGATACTACCTTCCATATCAACATAGGCACCGTATGCCCCGCCAGATATATACCCAGCTTGTTGTTGAATGACGGGTGTGCCATCATCGTCAACAGGAGGTACGAATGACTTAGCATTCTTAACCTCCGTTGCTCGTAACTCGTCTCTTTTACGAGTTATTTCAAACCCAAATAATTCCATAACTATATTTATACCCCCGCTAAAGAGGTCATTTCACTATTATTACTTGACTCTTTCCCAGTGAGAATATGTGAAGTCAACTTGAAATTCCTCCAATGCGTCTACTGTTTCGTAACTTAATTCAATAGCAGCAATGTTTTTAGGGAACATGTTGAAAAATTCATATCTCGCAAGGACAGCGTCGTCTTTACCTAATTGTTCGACAAAGGCTCTTGAAAGTAGATAGTCGTTAGACGCCATACCTACTCCTGAATCAAGTTCCTGAATGTCTTGTTGCCATGCTTCTAGAGCTGACCTCGCAGAAAATTCACTATCGTTTATGATCGTTACTGACCAATCTTCGAAAGTTCTATCACCTGCTAATTTTAGAATGTGACCTCTAAAATTTACTGGAATCTCACCTAGGGTCGCAGCTGGTATTGCTGCAGCCTTTGCTAAAAACTCAATACGGTTCCCTGCTCTAGGAATGAAGACTCTGAAACGGTTTGCTCTTGGGCCACCACCAATCAGTTGTGCTTTAAATTCGTCTATTGTTGCCATTCTTTACTCCTTAAACTGCTCCGTAGATTTCTTCAAACTCAACCCCTGACCTTGCAGCCACGAAATTAAGAGTGATGAAGTTAATACTTCTAGCAGGTTTCACAAAGATAGAACATACAAATTCGTTTCTATCTATAACTGTATCTGTGTTGTTTGTTTCATCACATAATACAGTGAAGTCTACTAGACCCCTTCTGTTTTTAACATCTCTTAGGAAAGGTTCTACCGCTGCTCTAAACTGAGCTCTAGTGAATGCATCATTGAATTCAAAGAGTTGTGATTTAGCTGCAACTGCGATTGCTTTTTCTAATACGATGAATAACCTTCTGACATTGATTCTATCAAATGCAGATGGTGTACTTAGTGCAGTCTTATCACCGAATAATACTGTACCTTGGCCTGGGAATGTTACTATAGGATTGATCCTTGCTTGATAAAGATCATCTCTACTTCCTTGCGATGGGTTAAAAGCAAGTTTAGTAATTCCTAGGTATTGTCCTCTTGAGAATCCTGCTGGTGAGAACCATGGGTCTCTCAATAAGTCTGACCTTGCCATGATACCTGCTGTATGTCCGTTGCCAGGCACCCAACAGAACTTATCGTTGTATCTGTCGTACTGGTATATCCAACCTGAATCTAGAACTGCATAAGAACTTGAAGTTACAGACGCGTAGTCTGCAATAACATTTGTACTTTGAGCTGATTCAGATGCAACATTGACTAATGATGCTCTCCTTGGAGATGCAATCACCATACAGTCTTTACGGTTTTCTGCGATTTGGATCAATTGATTTACGATTGTATTGTGGTCTGTAAGAAGATCACCATTACTTGTTCTTGTAGAACCTGTAATTAAGAATGATACATCTTGAGTTTCTGCGTCACCGAAGTTATCTACATATCCACTGTACTTATCGGATGGTGAAGGTAAACCTCCATCAGCTCCGTCTGCAAGTGAACTATGAATAGGTGCAGATGGTCTACCAAAAGCAACTGAAGCAGAACCAGCATGAGTTGTTACACTGTTTGTGGCTGCATGAGTTGAGGTTGAATGACCTGTCCACCAAATCCAATCGGATTGATTATTAATTATTTTTTGGTAATAGTTTGAACTGCCTTCTGAGTTCTTTGCGTCTGAAGCACATGAAACAAATCCGTAAGTTTCTAGAACTTCGTTTTGTTTTCCTGAGATAACTCCGTCTTCGTCTACGACTACTACATGAATTTCGTCAGCACTACCTGAAGCTGCAGTTGCAGATGCAGATGTGCCTGGGGCTTTATCAAATTGATTGTAAAACTCCCAATATCTGTGAACTTGTGTAGAGTTAGCAACTAGGCTAACTAATCCTGTTCCAGCTGGTTGATTTAGGGCTTCTATAGTTATTGTTCCTGTTGCCGTTGCTGTTACTCTATATTCTTGAGTTTCAGTTCCGAACCTTACAATATCTCTGACTTGGAATCCTGCCTCGGATGTAACTGAAATTACTGTTTGACCAGCTTGTTCTTCAGCATCTAAAGTAGTCACATTGTCATTGAAGTATGCATCAGGTGATGCACAAACAGCGACTTTTAGTGAGTTTCCAATTGCGCCTGGATATTTTGCAGTCCATGATCCAACAACACCTGCCTGTCCGCCATTTTCATGAGACGATTGATAACCGTCTAGGTTTTTAATACTGGCATCAGTATCCCCACCTGCGTTAGCGTTATATGCTGTTGAACTTGCAACACGAACAACTTTTAATGATGAACCATATCTTAAGAAAGCTTCTGCAGAATAGAAATCTTCTGCAGCAGCGTCTGAGTCTGCCGGAGTATAGAAGTGATCTACTAAACCTTTGCTATCTGAAACTGATACTACTTCATCAACAGGGCCCCATCTAAATGAACCTGCGAATGCTCCTACGGTAGAAGATACTGCAGGCACAACATTTGTCAAGTCAACTTCTTTGACTTGTACGCCTGGTGATACTTGAAATGCCATATTTTTCTCCTGTTAATGTAAAAAGTTGTTTACTGTTTTATTTATAACTTTGCGTTCTCTAAAGAACTACCATTCATTTCCAACTGACATGTCTTTACTAAACCAACGGTCTCCTTGGTCATCTACAAAAGTTTGTTCCTCTGTAGATTGTTCTGCACCAAACACACCCGCTGGTAACACATCATCTTCTATCATCTTTTGTTGTTCTGCATATAACAAGTCTTTAACTTGCGTATCAGTCAAATGATAGAAGTATTCAGTCGTAATGAACCAACTGAATAATACTAAATTCATTACCATGTCATCATGGTAACCCCTGTCTGCCTCATAGGAATTACCCTTAGTGACAAAAGTCATTAATTCTGTTATTGTTGCACGGTCTACAAGATGTAATCGTCTTTCTTCTAATAACTCTTTAAGTGTAGAGCAACCTATCCGTTTAATCTTCTTGTTAACGGTTACTCCGATATCGTCTGCCTTCATCTGTCCTTGTACAAAGACATTTGGATATTCTATATCGTAATGCAACTGTGTTGCAACCATTCCACCCTCTGCATTGTTTTCAATAATTACTAATGCTTCATTGTATGCTCTTACATACTTATTTATAAGATCAGGAAACAGCATGGGACTTATCATACTATCCCGATATGTACAAACCTGTTCAAACGGTTGCGTAGATACATCAAAAACGGTGAAGGTGGAGTGATCCATACCTCTACCTTTTGC